GTTCCTTGACAAGTCCAACCACTTGGTCACTGAGCACTACTTCATAGTGGTTGCAGTCTACTTCTACTAATTCCATATCTGCATGATGCTTCTGACTGGCAATGGTTACCACGCCATCATTGGGTTCATGCATAAAAGGGCTTTGACCTTTCACCGTGACAATGTTGGTCCAGGGATGTTGTATCTTGATGTTTCTAGCCTGTTTCATCACCCACGAACTAGGACCAATGTCGCGCATCAGTCTGCTGAATGGCAAGAAGTATTGAGCATAGTCTGCTACTTCTGCACCACCATAGGGTGTGCTTAGAGTAACAGCACCCCTTACAGCAGTAGGCATTGAGTTGGCCAAGTGTAATGCGTAAATACCGCCCAGGCTGTGTGCAACAAACACCAAGTTCTTATAGTTCTGCAATGTTGACTGCATGTCTTTTAGGTTATTTTCAAACCCATTGCGACTATCGTAGTTAATGTCTAGGCCCGTGCCTAGTTTACTTTTAATATAATTGAAGCTTTCGCTGGTGGCATTGGCCCCGTGAATATACACCAAGTTCATGCCAATATTTATCAGGCGCCGTATACAGCTTTGGCTTCAGCAATTCTACCTTGACGAGCAAGACTGGCTGCATAACGAGCTTCGCCAAAAGACACAAGTACTGACCAGATTGAGTTTAAGATTGTTTTCATAGATATTTTTCCTTTTGAGAATTAAATTGTCGGATGTAATTTTCCAACTGTGCGGCATCGGTAATGCCTTTGGTTGCTAGATACGCATCTAGACTTGATTGATAGCTAGATCCTGGGAACATTTCACTTAAACGTTCTAGAATGGCCAGCATTTTTTCTGATAGATATTTCATTTTGTATTTCCTCTGTATGTGTGTAGCGACTCATGGTTTCTACTGAGTATTTAGTTCACTATACATTACAACTTGATTAAAATCAACATAGACTTTTGCCAAAAACTAATGTATAATAAGATTTACTTTGAGTTAAATACGTAATAGGAAACAGTTTATGAAACTTCGCACCAGGTCAATTCTGCAGGAACTTAATAGTATTGCTGAGATACGTAGCACTGACAGTCTCATTGAAAGTCGCGCCACTAACATCATCAATTCTGCAATTAATCTGTTGGAAAGCATTCACAAGCATTACGATGCTGAAAGTGCTGATGAGTTAGAGCGTAGACTAATTAATGCTATCAAAGGACAGGATCCTAGTAAATTTACACGTGGTGTGCGTAGGATTGCAGAGTCACGTAAACAACGAAGAAAACTAGATGAAAGCAATGACAACTAAGTTATTTGAGGGCGGCAATGTATTTAAAGGCCCGGATAAAGAACCATTAACACAGCGCATCGCTACCAAAGATGTGCCAGCAACCATTGACTTTATTGAAAAAGCCACAGGATTAGATTTTACCAAAGAACTAGATCCAGATGACAAAAAACCAGTAAAGTGGCTAGGCACCACAGGGCGTAAAGAAGATCCGGATGGCACATTTGAATTAAACAGTTCAGGCGACCTAGATCTTAGCGTAGATGCCAACGAAGTAGACAAAAAAGAATTTCAAGCCAAGCTGGTTGCACAGTTTGGTAAAGACTCAGTTAAATTAAGCGGCGACAGCGTACATTTAAAAACACCAATTGCAGGTGATCAAGTCAATGGCTTTGTGCAAGCTGACTTTATGTTTTCGGCTAATCCGAAGTTCCAACAGGGCAGTATGATTGGTGGACGTGGTTCTTATCGCGGTGAACATCGTCATATTTTATTGAGCAGTATTGCTCGTGCTAGAGGATTAAAGTATAGTCCTAAGTTTGGATTGTTACATGCAGATACCAGCGAACCATTAGAGAACGGTGATGACTGGAATACTATTGCCAAACAGTTACTAGGACAAACTGCCACAGTTAAAGATGTAAAAAGTGTAGACGGCATCATCGCCTACATTATCAAATTACCTAACTATGATGAGTTAGTAGCAGGTGCTAGAGAAACACTGGGTAAACAGGGCATTGAACTGCCAGTTAAAGAAGCATTTGAAAGTTACGTGCCAGGTAGCAATGCTTGGATGCGTAGAATGATTAATATTGTAAAATGAGATTCTGGGAAATATTAACTGAAGCTGAAGCACCTGCTCCTAAGAAGGTAGGCAGAGAATTCAACCACCTAGAAGATCTAGTGTTCACAGAAGCTGATGGTGCTGTTCGTGCTATCAAAGTATTGAAAGATCTAGCCAGCCCGGAAACCAGCATCACAATCAAGTGGGACGGCAATCCCACAGTATATTGGGGCAGAGACGATGATGGTACATTCCGCTTAGTAGGTAAAAACAACTGGGGCCGTGAAGAAGGCAAAAGCTCTAGCCCAGAAGAACTTGCAGGTTTTATCAATAGCAGAGGCAAGGGCGAAGAATGGCGTGCCAAGTTTGCCGGAGATATGGCTGCTCTATGGCCCGTATTTGAACGTGCAACTCCTGCAGATTTCCGTGGTTATGTCTACGGTGACATCTTATTTCATCCTGGCAAGCCATACCAAGGCGGTGATGGACGCATAAGTTTTACTCCTAATCAAACTACCTATTCAGTAATTGGTAGTAGTCAAATTGGTAGAGAATTGGCCAAGGCAAAAGTAGCGGTGGCAGCACATAAGGTGTTTGGTTACTTTGGAGATAAAACTGGAGAAGATTTTGAAAATCCAGAACAGTTTTCTAGTAACCCAGAATTGAAAGTATTTGGCCTAACTAGTGTTAGTCATAGACCAGCCGTTGGCGCAGAGAATCTTGCTAAAATTGAAGTCTTGGCCAAAATGCAACCAGCTATCAATAAATTGTTGGCACCGGTGGCAGGCATGGGCTATCTACAAAGTGAGATCTATACCTTTGTTAACACTCAGAGCAAGGCCAAACAACTAGATAAAATCAACACAGAAGCTTTTATGGCCTTTGAGCAAAAGACTCCTGCAAAAGCAGCCAAAATACAAGCACACAGCGAAGCAAATCCTGGTGTAATGGACAAGATGTTTGAACTAGTACGTGAAATCATGGCGGCCAAAGACGAAGTAATCCGTGAGCTGGATAGTGCAGGCGGCGACATCACTGCCAGCACAGGTGGTAAACCTGGCGGTGAAGGCTATGTTGCAGGCGGTACAAAACTAGTTCCGCGTGATCGGTGGACCCCATTTAGAGCCGATTAAGGTCTCAAGAAGCCTGATTTTTCCATTCCAATATAAATACTTTATAAGAATCAGGGTGATTCTTAGTATTGCCAGTCCCGGAGCGGGACTATTGATCAAGGAGAACATATCATGGCAGATTTAACAAGTTTTGCACAGACCTACAGCAATGCAGGCGCAGCAATCACAGCATCTTACCTACCAGCTAACAACTACAAGTTGTTGGGCGACGGCGCAGCAGGAATTGGACCATACACACGTTTTGGTACACGTCAACTACAGGCTATCCAAGTTGTTTCAGCAAGTTTGGACTTCACAACAACTCCAACTATCACTAACAGCCTAATGTCTAAAGCAGTAGCTGGTTTGATCGCTGGTGGTGCTGAAGTATTTTACATTGGCAAGCCACACGCTAGCACACAGGGTTTCATTGCTCTAGTAGCATTGGACACAGCTAACGCAGGTGGACGTGGTGCTGACAGTATCGGCGGTACAGCTGACACAGGCAACACAACCTACGAAACTCTAGAAGAGTCAGTATCTTTGAGAGCTAAAGGCGCTAACGGTGACATCACAATCACTAACGTTGTTCTAACAGGTACAACATTTGCTTAATAGCATTTAATTCTCAGGGATGGGAAGATGGGGGCGGATTTATTCCGCCCTTTTTTTATCGGTGTAAATAGTAGCATATTATGCCACGCTATCGTATTATCACACTTGTCGACATTACTAGGACCAATCCACATAGGTCTGAAACTGACTCTCTGAAACTTCGTCAACAGGCTAATTTTAACAGCCTACTACAGGCCATTGGTCTACGGTCTAACGTACAATGGGTGCGAGATCCTATAATGAGCAAGGGTAGTCTGCCCTATGATCTAGGTGGCAAAGCCCATCATTGGAGTTGGGAGTTTGATGTTGAACGCGACGATGTTTTTTTACGTAACAACAATTCTGTTGGCCTACTAATTGATGATTTACACGGCGTCCCAATCATAGCTAATTTAACTAATTCTGTAGACATAGACCCTGCTTGCTTTATTAGCAAAGGTGATCAAGCCAACATTTGGGTCCGTGATATAACCAATTCAATATAAATAAAACATACAGGCAAATCACCATTAGGCATTCAATCATAGATTAGGCACATGGCTCGGAGCGAGCACTTGACTTATAACATTGGAGATAGCCTAAATGGCCACAAAAGAAGCAGTTGCACAACTGGCTGCACTACCTGAGCGGGTAGCTGTAGTTGAAATCAAAGTAGAAGCGATCAATGAAAAACTTTCTGACATCAAAGCCGATGTCAAAGAAATGCATGAGTGTCTAGATAATACTAGAGATCTACTGGCAGACAAACTAAAAGAAATGGCTGAAGCATCTAATAGCCAACATGCAGAACTTGCCTCCAAGATCGGTGATCTAGAAAAAGTCAAAAACAAATGGCAACAGTATGTTATGATTCTGTTAGCATTTGGTGCAGGTACTGGCTGGTTAGGGCATGTGAATGCCGCACAACTACTCAAGTTCTTGGGACTCTAAAATATACGCAGTTAAATATAGGACCTAAGGGTCCTTTTTTAATGACAGATATCCGAAGACGGCTTGATCAAGTCGTCAGCAAAGAACTAGCCCGTAACATAATTCCTGTTAAGACAGATCAGGGAATTCTTGTAGGCTCCGTACTCATAGTCAGCGAAGGCGCAGTTAAACATCTTTACAAAAACAATGTTTGCGTATACAATAACATAAGTCTAAACGCAGTGGCAATCGCACTGGCTAATGCACTGGCTAGAAATCAAAATACCATTCGAATGGACAGGCTGTATTGCGCTGATCAAGAATATGGACGATGGTTTACTGACAGTCAAACACTATTAACCAAGTATCATTCTGCAACTAAAAACAAAGATTATGA